AATGATTTGTGGTCAACACCTGTGTATCTAACAAATGCAACTATACCAGATATCATAACACAACACATACTTACAAATTACGGCGATAGTAATAAAATTTCTGCCAATGTAAGTGGTGACAATATATTAGATGACCCTAAACTAGGAGAGTTAAAAAGATTTATAGTATCATCTTTTGAAAATTATCTTAGTAGATATGATATTAATTTAAAAAATAAAGATTATGATTTACGAGCATGGATTACCGGTTACGGAACAAACTATGCAATGCCTAAACATAATCATTCAGGTTCACATTTAAGTGCTGTATTTTACTTGTTATGTGAAGAGAAGAATGGTGGTAATATTGTATTGCATGACCCACGAACAAATGCTAATCGTGGATATGTTGATGATTTTCAATCAATGTTTGACAAGGTCAGATTTACACCATCTAGTGGTGATGTATTAATATTTCCTAGTTTTTTATATCACAATGTAGAAACCTTTAACGGCAAGATGAGATTGGCTATGCCAGTAGATTTGACAATATACAAATGAAACCAATAACTGTATCAATTAATCCTAGTTACTTTTGCAATTTTAGTTGTGACTTTTGTTATCTAACACCAGAGCAATTAAAAGACCAGAAGAGAATTAATTTAGTTGACTTAGACAAGAGATTAAATCAAATCAGTGAACGCCGGGAGATTGACTGGATTGATTTATACGGAGGGGAGATTGGCGCCTTAAAGAAAGATTACTTTTATGGACTTAGAGATGTTATAAGAAAATATTATGGTGGGAAAATTAATATTATAACAAATTTCTCTATGTTGCATGAGGGCTTTTTTGAAGATGATTTTTACTTATCAGTATCATATGATTTTGAAGCTAGGGAGAAATCTGATAAAGTATATCAGAATATGCTTCGAAGTGAGGTGCCAATAGCCGTATTAATTCTTGCAAGTCAAAAGGTATTACAAAAAGATGTATCAGAGATGATTACAATGTTAAATGCTTGTTCTAGTATTGAGAGTGTTGAGATAAAACCATATTCTACTAATCAAGCAAATCAACAACCAGTAACACACAAAGACTTTGAAGAACATGTTAAAAAATGGATTAATAATCCTATAGAAAAAAGATTTGATTTTATTAACGAGGGTAAAATAATCGAAAGTTTAAATGGTTTATATTCTGCCTTTTCAGATGACCATGTTTATATTACACCTAATAATAAATTTGCAGTTTTAGAGTTCGACTTAAATGACAACGAATACTTTAAAGAGTTAGATGATTTCAATGAATATGAGGAATGGGCGCTTCAGGAACCGATACTAAATATAAGTGATATTTGTAGAAAGTGTCCTCATTATGGTCGATGTCTAACAGAACATTATAGATTTGTGACCGACTTAACATATGGTTGTAATGGTTATAAAGGATTATTAGATTGGTATGATGAAAGACTGGAAGATAAAACAAGAATTATATCATAGATTAAATGTCGTACACGAAGACGACTTATCTAAGGTAAATATAGAGAAGACTGAAAATGTTGTCGAAGACGCATTAAGATATTTCGAAGAGAGAGATGTAGGTTGGTTATATCCATCTAAAAGTTATGTGGTAGCTATATGTTATGCATGGTGGTTATCACATGATTTTAAAGAAGATTTTGCCGACTTGTTAAATGATAAAGATTTATTATATGGTAATGACCCATATTTTAGGCCGTATAGTGCTGATAAAGACACTTATAATGCTATAATAGACAAGGTGTTACCGTTAGATGAAAATAAAGGCATGATACCAGATATAAAAAAATGGTACACAGCCGAATTTATGTTATAAATATAAGTAAGGAGAATGAGTTTATGATTAAGATTGATGGAAAAGAGTATGATGAAACGCAATTTAGTCCAGAGTTGCAAAATTACTTAACAGTAAGACAAGAAATTCAAGTAGGTAGGACTAGACATGTGGTTGAGATTGAAAAGATTGATGTATTGACAGAACATTACAACAAGAAAATTGTTGAGTTGTTAAAAAAAGAGAAACCAGAAGAGAGTACAGATGGCGGCGATAGCAAATCTAACGATTGACCAAGGAGCATCATTTAGTTCAGATGTCACACTAAGAGATAGTGGCAATGCATTATTTGATTTAACTGGTTATACGGCCTCAGCAAAGATGGCCAAAGGTTATAGTTCTACTAGAACAAGAGTAGCAATGACTACTACTATTGCTTCAGACCCAGCGACAGGTGTGGTTACACTTTCATTAACAGCAACGGAAACGGCAGCCCTAGACGCACCAGCAAGATATGTATATGATTTAGAAGTGACTACAGGTGCCTCAGTAACGAGAGTTATTGAAGGAATTATTAATGTCCGTCCTAATGTTACTACATAATTAAACTTATTTTCTTTATAAATATACAGTAGAAGAGAGAGTTTATGCCAGATATTACAGCTAAAATTAATACAAATACACAATCTGGTCCTCAGAAGGTGGCAGTTACATTACCATCGGCTCAGGCGGCTGGTAACGCAACTCTTCAATTAAAGTTATTGGGTGATGTCGATACTACAAATTTGACTGATGGAGCATTACTACAATACAGGTCGAGTGATGCAAAATTTGTTGCTCGTACAGAAATAGTAACAACAACAGGCACACTAGTGTTTAATTGTGGGAGTTTTTAAGTAAATGGCAACAGTAATTCAGATAAAAAGAAGTTCAGCAACTTCAGCACCAAGCACACTAAAACAAGGTGAATTCGGTTTAACATTTGGAACCGGCACTCAAGCAAACGGCGGCGATAGACTTTATATCGGTACAGGCGCAGTAGATAGTAATGGTGACGCAAGTTCGATTGATGTAATCGGCGGTAAATATTTTGCAGACTTAAACGACCATGCTCATGGTACATTAACTGCCAGTTCAACTCTTATTGTTGACAGTAACTTAGCAATCGACCAGTTTATTGTAGGTAATTCTACAACAACAGGTGGTACAATTAAATTTAACGAGGGTACAAATAACGGTTCAAACTTTGTTGCTCTTAAAGCACCAAACACTTTAGCTGGAAACACAACATATACATTACCAGTCGCTTATGGTTCTGCTGGACAATTCTTAAAACAATCAGATGGTGCAGGTACTTTAGAATGGGATACAGTTAATCAGTTTATTAACTTAGCTGGCGACACAGGTACAGACACATACAATACGGCAGAAACTTTAACATTTGCTGGTGGGGCTGGTTTAGTACAAACAGTTACAGACAATACAGTAACAGTTACAGCGACAACTTTGACAAATGCAAACTTATCAGGTAGTGCAGGTATCACAAATGCTAACTTAGCAAATGATAGTGTTACTTTTGGTTCTACTACAGTTGCTTTAGGTGCTACAGATACAGATTTAGCAGGACTAACTTCTTTAATTGTTGACAACATAACAATTGATGGCAATGATATATCAACTACAAATACAAATGGCGATTTAACAATATCACCAAATGGTACAGGTACAATTACAGTACCAAGTAACTATGAAGAAAGAGCTGGTTTCACAGACAACTCTTTAACAAATAAAAAATATGTTGACACAGTTGCACAAGGTTTAGATATTAAAGATGCAGTTAGAGTTGGTACAACAGCTAACTTAACAGCAACATACTCAAACGGTAGTTCAGGTGTAGGTGCAACATTAACAAATTCTAGCACACAAGCTGCTTTAGTTATTGATGGTATAACAATGGTTGTTAACGATAGAGTTATGGTTAAAGACCAAACAACAACTCTTCAAAACGGTTTATATAAAGTTACAAACATTGGTTCAGGTTCAACAAATTGGGTACTAACTAGAACACCAGATGGTGACGAAAGTACAGAAGTTAATGGCGGTTCATTCTTCTTTGTACAAGAAGGTACTGTAAACGGCGACAACGGTTATGTAACAACAAATGACGGTAATCCTACGATTGGTACAGATGCAATTACATTTGAACAATTCTCAGGTGCAGGTCAAGTAAATGCTGGTTCTGGTTTAAGTAAATCAGGAAATATTATAGATGTAAATACTGATGGTAGTTCACTCGAAATTAGTTCAGATGCATTAAGAGTTAAAG